TTACATCAACTCTGTTGTGCATGAGTGTGTACATGTGAAACAGGCAATGCTTGAAGCATACGATATAGAAGATATGGGAGAAGCACCTGCCTATACTATGGGATATTTGGTAGGAAAGATGTATGGGGTATTGAAACAGTTGTTGTGATATAACAACATACTGAACCTTTTGGTGGAGATAGTATTAATAAAAAATTTAATAGTTTGGAAATGATGGCAGCAGATTGTAATTTTGCAGATATAAATAGATATATAGACGTGGATTTTTCAGTATTTAAAAATATGAGCAGGCTACTGGTCTTGAGTATCATGGGAAGTGAGGCTCTTCAGGCTATTCAGGATTTACGATGGATGATAACATTGTGTATTGTGCTCATCATTGCAGACTATAGATTTGGTAGAGCAGAAAGTAGGAAGAAACATGCAGAGGCTATTGAGCAACATAATGATGTAATGGCTAAGATGTATGAGTTCAGATTTTCAAGAGCCATGAGGAGAACATGCAATAAATTCGTGGATTACATGATGTTGCTTCTTGTATGCTGCTTAATAGGCTTGGCAGTCACAGAGCCTTATGGTATCTGCAGCCATGTGATAACAGCAGGAGTGGCTGTGATTGTAGCCTGTATGTGTGAATTATGGTCAATAGGAGGACACTTCTGTTATTTAAAAGGTATTAATGTAAGAAAGCCTGATTTGACATGGAAGAGTTTCTTTGTGTTTGCAGGCAGACTTGCTGCAGGATTTGCCAAGACTAAAGATGAAGACTTTGGTAATGCTCTGGATGATACCATCACTCAAACATTAAATGACGAAAAGAAATGAAAATCAATAAGCCACAACTTCTAAGAGCAGTTCCCAATCTGTATAAGGCAAGGGTAGACGACTTTGTAAAGACTTTTAATGAGTGGTCAGATACCTTTGGAATTAATACCCCTTTAAGAGCTGTACACTATCTGGCTCAGGTGTTCCATGAGAGTGCTGCCCTGCGTTATACTGAAGAAATAGCATCAGGCAAAGCCTATGAGGGTAGAGAAGACCTTGGTAATATTCAAAAAGGTGATGGAGTAAAATTCAAGGGAAGAGGCTTCATTCAGATTACAGGAAAGGCAAATTATCAGGCTTATGCCAATAGTGAATATTGTGTGGGAGATTTGATGAAGCATCCTGAATGGTTATCTAAATCACCCGGTAATCAGAAAGCAAGCATGTGGTTCTGGAAAACCAAGGGTCTTAATGAGCTTGCAGACAAAGATGACATTAGAGCTATTACCAAAAAGGTGAATGGTGGCTACAATGGACTTGCAGACAGAATGTTCTATTATAGAAGATTTAAAAAGGAATTACTATGAGGAAGTACCTTTACATTCTAATTGCCTCTGTGCTGCTTACAGGCTGTAAAACTAAATATGTAGCAGTGCCTGAGTATCACCAAGTGTTTGTGGAGAAACATGATACTCTTGTGCATAGGGACTCTATATTTGAGAAAGATTCTGTTTATATTGTACAGAATGGTGATACAATCACCACATACAGAACTAAGATACTTTATAGGGATAGATGGAGAGAAAGAGTGGTTTATAGAGACTCTGTAAGGACAGATTCTATCAGGGTGCCTTATCCTGTAGAAAAGAAATTGACATATTGGCAAGAGATGTGGATGAATGCAGGAAAAATACTGGCGTTTTTCATAAGTGTATGTTTTATAGGTTTTTTGGTTAGACGATGGCTTCTGGCGAGAAGCCGATGCTAAAAGTTAATGATTTGTTTAAGTTAGTAATTTAGGTTTATAGTTATTAATGATTTTTGTATGCCACCAGCCTGTGAAGGTTGGTGGTTTTTTATTAGTAAAAAATTAAGCGGTTTTGTTGTTTTAAGAATAGCCCTTATTTTTGCAAAAATTTCTATGAGATGGAAGAGATTAGAGTAAACAAGTATCAAACACAGATTACAGAAGAACTTCTAAAACAATATCCGCAGGAGGTTCAGGATGACTTTAAGGAATTTATAATAACAGTTCCTTTTATCAAGAATTTGATTTCTCCTAACAGACAGTATGCTAAAGACAGACCCAGAGATGATAGGGGTAGAATTATTGTTGATTTGGCCAATCCACATATTCTGGAGAATATGGATTACTTCAGACCTGCGGCCCTTCACTATATAAAGCATGGCTGTTATACTTTTTTAAAGCCTAATAAGAATCCGAATTCACCTTACGGGAAATGGATCAGAGAAGAAATCAGAAGATGCTGGGAAGGCTATGTGAGACCTATTGATGGAGAATGGGTAACCGGGTATATGTATTTCTATTTGAACTATGTGCCTATGATGGTCACTAAAGCCAGTAAGGATGCCCGCAAGAAAACAGCTTCCCGTGTAGAAGGATTTCCTGAGGTTTGGGAAGCAACCTACTGGCGTTTTCATTATATAGACCAAGCAAGAAATGGAGGCAAGTATAATAACTTTGAAGGAGGTAATCATGCCGTAGAACTTAGTAAGCGTGGTAGTGGTAAGAGCTTTGGTCTTGCTGCTATTATGGCCCACAATCTTATATTAGGTGAGAATGCCGAAGCTCATAAGAGAACTACTACTATCCTCACTGCTTACCTGAGGGAATACTTGGCAGAGAAAGATGGTACATTCTCAAAGTTTCTGCCTATTAAATCTTTCTTGGCAGAGAAGATGCCTGCGTGGCCTAGGAGAATGCTAACAGACTCTCCTAATAAGATGTCATGGAGACAGGGATACAAAGACAAACTTACTGGTGCAGAGATGGGAGACCAGAATATTCTTCTGGGACTTTCTTCTAAAGATGATGTTTCAAAGATTCGTGGTAAACGAGGATATATATTGTTTGAAGAGTTTGGTTCTTTCCCTAACCTGATTGAGATTTACAACAATGTCAGAGATGGAATGAAGGAAGGTAAATACGTGTATGGCCTTGCGTATCTCGTAGGTACAGCAGGTGATAAAGACTCAGACTTTCATGGTGCTCAGGAGCTTGTGTACAACCCAAAGGGATATGATGTATATGCACTGCCTAATGTGTGGGATAAACCCAATCAGGGAAGGCCACTGTTTGCTTTCTTTACTCCTGCCTATGCTAATCTGAAAGGCTTCTATAATAAGAATGGTGTATCAGATGTAGTAGGCTCATTACTATTTCTTTTACAAAGTAGATTCACGGCCAAATATGAAACAGGAGACCCAAGGACTATCATTAAGGTAGTGAGTAATATGCCCATCACTCCTTCAGAGGCTATCATACAAGGAAGTATCAGTCAGTTCCCAGTGACTGATATTGAAGCAAGAATGCTGGAGATTAAGAGTAATCCGAATTTTTATGATAATACCTATGTGGGCCAGTTTGCCATTACAGATAATAAAGTAGAATTTGTTCCCACATCAGATACACCTATCAGATATTTCCAGCAGAAGGATAATAAGAATATGCCAGGAGCAGTGGAAATCTTTGAAATGCCTCAGACAGATTCAGAAGGTAAGGTATATGAAAACAGATATATAGCAGGCGCCGACCCTTATGATAATGATGAATCAACCACCACATCACTGGGTTCAATACTGATGCTTGACTTGTGGACAGATAGGATAGTAGCAGAATATACAGGAAGACCAGCGATGGCAGATGATTATTTTGAAATCTGTAGGAGAATGTGTCTTTTCTATAATGCAAGGCTAAACTATGAGAACAACAAGAAAGGATTGTTTGCCCATTTCTCAAGAATGAATTCCACCTACCTTCTTACGGATGTATTGGAGATACTTGTAGACAAACAAATGATGAAACCTGGAGGAGTAGGTAATACTGCAAAGGGTACTAATGCCTCACAGAGTATTAATGGTTGGGCAAGACAACTTATCAATAAATGGTTATTGACTCCTCAAACTACTGTAATAACAGAGAATGGAGAAGAGAAAGAAGTCACTATTCATAATCTGAATCTTATTAAGAACCTAGCACTACTTATAGAACTATCAGAATGGAATCCTTTGGGTAACTTTGACCGTGTATCTGCTTTAGGCATGCTGATGCTTTTCAGGGAAGACAAACTTAGGTTGATGGGAGGCAGATACAACAATCACACAGAAGATGTCTATGACCCTGATGACCCTGCAAATGATGATTTTTTCAGAGATAATTATCCTGATGAAGAAGACAAGATTTTGTTATAACATAACAACATACTTAACATTGTAACTAATAAAAAAATAACCTGTTTGTACATAAAGGAATAAGTCTTTACTTTTGCAGTAAAATACTTTAATTATGAGTGTAGAAACATTTGTAGGGTTTCCGCAACAGCGTCTTTCTGATAAGCAGAAAGGTAAACAGTGGAGAAAGAAATGTGTTGATTTTGCAGATGCTAAAGGCAGCACTTTGAATTCGTCTCCTGTCAGGAAGTCCTTTCTTCATAAGAAGATAAACTACGATCTTTGGAACATGAAGATACATACTGATGATATCCAGTATGTATTGAATCCTAATAAGCTGAAGGCAAACTTCATTCCTGATAACCTGCAGCATTATCCTACTATTAATCCCAAGCTGAATGTGCTTAGGGGAGAAGCTCTTGCAAGAGTCTTTGATTGGCATGTGACTATTACTAATCCCAATGCCATCAGTGAGATAGAAAATGCCAAGAGAGATGCAGTATATCAGAGTCTGCAGGCATTGGTACAGAATCAGTCAGTTTCAGAAGAAGACTATCAGAAGAAGCTTACTGAGCAGAATGACTACTTCCAATACCAGTATCAGGATATGAGGGAAGTAAGGGCCAACGAATTACTGAAACACTACAGCAAGGAGTATGATTTCAAGGACTTGTTTGACAATCAGGGTATCATGGATGCCATGATAGTTAAGGAAGAAATCTATCTGAATGACATTATAGGTGGAGAACCTGTTGTAGAAAGAATAGACCCTATGAAACTCAGGGTATTCAGGTCGGGTAATTCAAATAGAATAGAAGATGCAGATATGCTTGTCTATGAGGATTATAAGAACATTGGATGGGTGAGAGATACCTATTATGATGTTCTTACTCCAAAAGACCATGCCTACTTGGATAAGATAGAAACAGGAGGTGTTGATGGTGATGATGTAGACATCTGGGATGACAGAAATGCTTACATGAATGACTATCAACTTGGAGATACAATGGTCAGCAATCCCCATTTCTTCTCTACCATGCTGAACAATGTGGATTATACTACTACCATGCTTCCTTATGATGGTGAAGGCAATGTGAGGGTACTTAGAGTATTCTGGAAATCGGCAAGAAAGATTAAGAAGATTAAGTACTACGACTACGAGACAGGAGAAGAGGATTATAAGTTTATGCCTCAGACATATGTTGCAGATAAGACAAGAGGAGAAGAAGAAGAAATACTGTGGGTTAACGAGGCTTGGGAAGGTACTAAGATTGGTACAGAGATATATGTGAATATCAGACCCAGACCAGTGCAGTACTTCTCAATGAGTAATCCATCGAGATGCCATTTTGGAATTATCGGGCAGTTATATAATATAGGTAGTACTAACTCACCCTCATTAGTAGATACCTTAAAGCCATACTCTTATTTGTATGATGCTGTTTTTGATAAGCTTTACAAGTTGATAGAATCCAATTTAGGTAAACTTACTATTTTGGACCTCTCTTTTAAACCCGACTCTTGGACAACAGAGAAGTGGATGTACTTTGCCAAGGTAAATCACATTGCAGTAAAGAACAGTTTCAATGAGGGTAAGAAGGGTGCCGCAACAGGTAAGCTTGCAGGAGCTATGAATAACAACTCCTCAGGTGTGATAGATGCTTCAGTCACCCAGGAGATACAGTACAACATTCAGCTTCTTGATTGGATAGAAACAGTAATGGGTAAAGCCTGCGGAATATCGCCTCAGAGAGAAGGACAGGTGTCTAATAGGGAGACTGTAGGAGGTGTGGAAAGAGCCACACTGCAAAGCTCACATATCACTGAATGGCTGTTTGCTCAGCATGACAGCTTGAAGAAGAGAGAGCTTGAATGTTTCCTTGAAACTGCTAAGATAGCTTTGAAGGGAAAGAAAAAGAAGTTTGAATATATTACCTCAGAGGGCTCTCAGAAAATCATGGTGATAGATGGAGATGAGTTTGCTGAGTGCGACTATGGTCTTGTTGTGGATAACTCTCAGGGTACTCAGGCACTTTCTCAGAAGCTTGAAACTCTTGCACAGGCAGGTTTGCAGAATCAGATGATTAACTTCTCTACAATGATGAAACTCTATTCTACAGACTCTATGGCAGAGAAGATTAGAATGATAGAAGCATCAGAGAGAAGAATGCAGGAACAGCAGGAAGCCCAGCAACAGCAACAGATGCAGATGCAACAACAGCAGTTGCAGGCAGCAGCAGAGCAGAAGCAGCTTGAAATGGAGCAGCGAGATATTCAGAATCAGAGAGACAATGACACCAGGATTCTT